TATGACCTGGGCGGCTTGTTCTACACACACTTATTACGCTAATGGAAAATACGTTACTTGCACTACTTGCTGTTACGGCAATAACTGCAATACAACCTGCTTTTGATGATCCACTATCACGGATTGCCAATCACGCCAACAACAGTCGCTAACTATGCTGTACAGGCTGGTCATGCGTTTGTATCATTTGCCCATCCAGAACAGTTGTCAACTGCAATAGATGTCGCTCAGTCATTTGCTATTGACAATGGCGCATTTAGTGCATGGAAGTCAGGAAACCCAATCTCTGACTGGCAACCGTTCTATGACTGGGCATTGAATCTAAAGAAAGTTCCATCTTGCGATTTTGCTGTATTGCCTGATGTCATTGATGGAACTGAAGATGACAATGATGCGTTGTTGCGTGATAACCCTTTGCCATTATGGTTTGGCGCACCAGTTTGGCATATGCATGAGTCTTTAGAAAGACTTGAACAACTGGCAAACACTTATGTGCGTGTCTGCATTGGCAGCTCTGGCGAGTTCTCAACAATTGGAACCTTTCAGTGGTGGTCAAAAATTGGTCAGGCAATGAGGGTAATTTGTGATGAGCAAGGTAGACCATGTTGCAAATTGCATGGTTTACGAATGCTTGATCCATCGATCTTTATAAAACTACCATTTGCGTCTGCTGATTCAACCAACATAGCTCGTAATGTCGGAATGGATGGAAAGTGGAGACATGGAAACTATCCACCGCCAACCAAAGAAGCCAGGGCGCAAGTTATGAGAAGCAGAATTGAGGCTCACAATGCGCCAGCAGTGTGGGCATTTCATCAAGTTGAACAAGGTGTTTTATTATGATTTACGCAGTAATTTACATTGCAGCATTGGTTTCTGCTAATTTATTGGTGGCTTGGCTTGGCCCATGGTTTAGTTTGATCAATGCGTTTGTCTTGATTGGCTTGGATTTGTCTTTGCGAGATAAATTGCATGATCTATGGGAGGGTGACAAATTGCCAATAAAAATGGGCGGTTTGATTGCTACTGCCAGCGTTGTGTCTTATGCCATTAATCCAGCTACAGGCATGATTGCATTTGCATCACTGGCAGCTTTCAGTTTGTCTATGGTTGCTGACACATTGGTCTATCAATATTTGAAAAACAAAGATTGGATGATTCGTGTCAATGGATCAAATATTGCTGGATCTGCCGTTGACTCTATTGTTTTTCCAACTATTGCTTTTGGCGGTTTGATGCTTGAAATTGTTCTACTGCAATTTGTTGCCAAGATTGGCGGTGGATTAATCTGGTCTAAGTTGATTGAAAAATATGGCAACAGAAAAGGTTGAAAAGAAGACAAACGGCACTTACCCATCAGCTAGAAACTGGGGTGGTGTCCGTAATGTCGTACAGCGCATCGAGCGCAGCCAAACCATTGTTGCCAACCGAGAAGCAGTCGCCTACGCATTGCTCACCATGGCAAACACCAAGATCACAGACATCATGGAATGGGATGACTCAGGACACATCAGCGTCAAAGCCAGTAGCCGAATACCCGAACACGCTTTGCAGTCTATTAAGAAAATCAGCCAAAGAGTAGACAAAGAGGGTAATGCGACTATTGACATCGAATTGTTTGACAAGGTTCAGGTTCTGAGGATCCTGGCTAAAGCATCGGGTCTGTTGGATACTCCTGATGACGGACAGAAACCTAGCGTGATTGGCGTAACCATTCAAGCACCTGAAGATGTGGAGCCACGGCATGAACAATGATCATGTGCTATCAAACCTGAACATTGATCTACGATCCAGCCCCACTGCTTTTAAGTTCTTACAAGACAAGTCCTTTGTTACTGGGCTGATGGGGCCAGTGGGATCAGGTAAGTCGTATGTGTGTGCAGCCAAGATAATGATTCGTGCTGTTGAACAAAGGCAATCCCCAGTGGATGGGATCAGGTACAGCCGCTTTGTCATTGTGCGTAACAGCTATCCTGAACTAAAGACTACTACCCTGAAGACTTGGGCAGACTTATTCCCTGAGAACATCTATGGCCCGATCCACCATACCCCACCTATCACGCATCACATCAAACTTCCACCAAGGGGTGATGCAGCGGGGATTGATTGCGAGGTTATCTTTTTGGCTTTGGATCAGCCTAAAGATGTCCGTAAATTGCTTTCTCTTGAACTTACTGGTGCTTGGGTTAACGAAGCCAAGGAATTACCCAAAGCTGTCATTGACGGACTCACCCATCGTGTCGGACGATACCCAACTAAGCGTGACGGTGGAGCAACATGGCACGGCATCTGGATGGACACAAACCCGATGGATGATGACCACTGGTGGCATAGGCTTGCAGAAAAAGAACCCATCACAGGAAAGTACGCATGGAAGTTCTTTAAGCAACCAGGTGGAGTAATCGAGGTTTCATCAGACTCATTACCTGAGAACCCTGAAGCCAATGACCATCTTTTTGCATCAGCCAAGTGGTGGAAGATCAACCCCAAGGCTGAAAATATAAAAAACCTACCACCTGGCTACTACCTACAGCAGCTTGCAGGTAAAACTCTAGACTGGATTAGGTGCTATGCCGAGGGTAAGTACACCTTTGTGCAGGATGGGAAGTCAGTATGGCCTGAGTACGATGACAACATCATGGCTGCTGATCTTGAAGCGGATCCAAACTACCCGATTCAGGTAGGTCTTGACTTTGGTTTGACTCCTGCTGCTGTCTTTGGACAGAAAATGCCCAATGGACAGTGGCGTGTTTTGCATGAGATCGTTACTTTTGACATGGGGCTGGAGCGTTTTGGTCAGCAATTGTTGTCTGAATTGCAGCTTTACTTCCCCAAGTACGATGTTCGGATATGGGGAGATCCTGCTGGTATGCAGCGTGATGCCATTTATGAGACAACTGCCTTTGAATACTTACGGTCTTTAGGTTTAAAAGCAGAACCAGCCCCAACTAATGAGTTCAAAGCTCGTAGGGAAGCTGCTGCTGGGCCAATGAATCGCATGGTTCAGGGCAAGCCAGGTCTGCTAATCAACAAGAAGTGCAAATTAGTACGCAAATCCCTCTCAGGGGGCTACCATTTCAAGCGTATTGCTGTTGGTGCAGGGCAAGAACGGTTCAAAGATAGCCCAAATAAGAACGAACACTCCCACGTTGGGGATGCTTTTGGCTATTTATGTGCGGTGGCGGTGAATATCGCCAGTTAACTAGGGGATCACAGAAGCCAAGTGGGTTGCCTTTTGTTGCAAGCACCATGACCAATTCAGATTTCGATGTCTTTTCCTGAAATAGTAGCGGCACTGCCAAAAAGTCCACAATTTACATGGCTGCCTTTCAACAGTGGTCATGTAATGACTATGGACTTGAAGGATTCAGAGTACAGCACTACTTCCAAGATCATGCCTCTGGACAGTATGCTAGAAGCGCAAGCCCAATACGGTCATGCTATCACGGCGCTACTTAATGGCAAGCCAGTTGCTGTCTTTGGCACTGTAAAGATATGGCAGGGGGTCGGAGAAATGTGGATGATCTGCGAAGAACGCCTCCGAGAACACAAAAACTACTTTACTCGTGCAGCTATTGCCTATCGTGATTACACGGTGATAGCAGGAAACTTGCACAGATTGCAAATTACAGTAAGATGTGCTGACCTTAGAGCCGTGCGCTGGGCTTTATTCATCGGTTTTGAAATTGATGGAATGATGAAGCGTTACGGCCCCGATCAATCAGATTTTTTTATGATGTCAAGGAGTTAATCATGGGTGGTTTTGTAAAACAGATATTGGGTATAAAAGATCCAGTAGTCCAAGCAGTTCAACAAGCTTCTCCACAAGCTTCTCAAGAAGCAGTTGTTGAAAGGCAAGAAGCTGCACAAGCTAGACAACAAACTGAATTAGCGCAACGAGCGCAAGCATCTACTCGTGCAAGGCGTGGCGGTGGTTTGCGTATGCTTTTGTCAGGCGAAGAAACTGGACTTGGCTCCAACAGCAAACTTGGTGGAGGTGCTTAATGGCTACCGACATGAAATCCAAAATGCAATCTAAAGTTGCCAAGACAATGCGTGAGTATAAGGAGAAGGCCACAGAAAAAAGCCAAGCCTCTAAGCCCATGCCAATGCGTGGTCAACGCACAGCAACAAACGCCATGAAGAAGAAGATGTAAATGGAGTGGCACACGCCGCATCTTTACAAATTGAATGGTACGAATGAAAAGCCTTAATAAAAAAATATGGGAAAAAGCTAGACCAAAAAGTCTAGGTGAGCCAAAGCC